GATGCTTATTACAAAAGAGTAAAAGATATGTTTCCAAGTGGCACCTCTATGGTGGCATTGATGAATGAATCTGCAAAACAATATCAATTGAGATATCCAGAATTTAAAGCAGGGCCTAAACTTTTAGATTTGATAAATGAAGGAACCATCCCCTTTGACTTAGAAGGAGAAATTCAAAGAGGATTGAAAATTCCTGATCCAAAAGCCAAAGGAACAAAAGCGATTATTACTGAATTGTTACAAAATAATAAAGGTTATATAACCGTTGCAGATTCAATTGATCCTTACATTGATGATTTAGTTAAAAATTTTTCACAAGCTGATTTTGATAGGTTCGCTGTTGATTTAAGAAATTCTATAGATCCTTCTACAAATAGACCTTATACCAAAGCTAAAATAAAAACGCTTGTTGCAAACAGACTTAAGTTCGCTGTTGCTCAATATTACAATACGAAAGTGACTCCTGAGATAATTGATGATGTTTATAATAGCATGAGAGGAAGCACCTCTGCTGTTAATGCAGAAAAAATAGCTGAGAATAAATTTAAATCTATAGCACCAAAAAAATTAGCAGCTTTCACAACAGCAATCATTGGTATTGCAAAATCTGGCGGAGCATCAGAGCTATTAGGCTTTGGTACTAAAGCTGCCCTTGGATCAGGTATAGGACTAGGATTAGAAATACTATTTCCTAATGAAGCACAAGCAGCAGAACTGTATACACCTGAGGATTATGAAAAATTCAATGAAATTATTTCAAGACGAAATATAGATGTAGTTTTTGGTAATGTCGAAGAATTGGATCAAAATCAACGACAACAACTTTTAGACCAAATATCTCAGGAAAGAAGAATGTCAGAAAAAAATATAAATAGTGGTATAAATACAATTGAGCCAGGAACAATAGGTAAATTCGATAAATTATTACCTTTTATGTAAAATGAAAAAAGTAGTCGTAAAAAAGAAAAAGCCCGTTAGAATAGTACGACCACGTGGCTTTGAATTAATGAAACCAAATAAAAGACCAAAGACAAGGATGTATGATGGCAGTTGATAACAGAATTACAACAGATATTAATTACAATGAAGATAAAGTAGAAGTTGAAGGTGATCCACTAGAGATTATTCAACCTGGTGCAGAAGAAGAAGTAAGAGAATTTGTAGAAGATTCTCAAGGTAATATGCAACCCCTTGTGGATAATCCAAATCCTGAGGAAGGACATGATTCCAATTTAGCTCTATATTTATCTGATGAAGATTTAGATTCTATTTCCATAGAATTAATGACTGCTATTGAAGAAGATAAAAGTTCAAGACAAGATTGGGAAACACAATACACAAAAGGTTTAGACTTATTAGGATTTAAATATGAAGAGCGCACTAGACCATTTAGAGGTGCGTCTGCTGTCACACACCCTGTTCTTTCAGAGGCAGCCGTGCAATTTCAATCACAAGCATATAAAGAATTATTACCTGCAAATGGTCCTGTGAAAACATCTATCATTGGTCAGTCAAATGAACAACTTGAAGAACAAGCTCAACGTGTAAGAGATTATATGAATTATCAAATTACTTACGTGATGAAAGATTATGAAACTGAAACTGATCAAATGTTGTTTTATTTACCTCTGGCAGGATCTGCTTTTAGAAAAATATTTTTTGATTCAACAGAAGAAAAAGCTCGTTCACAATTTGTTCCTGCTGAAGATTTAGTTGTGCCATATGGTGCAAGTTACTTAGATGATGCCGAAAGGGTAACTCATATCATTAAAATGAATGAGATTGAACTAAAGAAAAAACAGATATTTGGAATGTATCGAGATGTTGATGTAAGACCTTTTAATGAAGATGATCAGGTGCAAGATAAGTATGATCAACTCGAAGGTGTAAAATCAAAAGGTTATACATCTGATATGTATACTCTTTATGAGAGTCATTGTTATTTAGATTTACCAGGATACGAAGATCCTGATGGGCAAAAATTACCATACATCGTTACCGTTGATGAAAGTAGTAATAAAGTTTTATCTATTTATAGAAACTACGAACAGGGAGATCCTTTAAGAAAGAAGAAAGCATATTTCGTGCATTACAAATTCCTTCCTGGCTTAGGGTTTTATGGTTTTGGTCTTATTCATATGATAGGTGGTTTGTCAAGAACTGCCACAGTAGCTCTGCGTCAATTATTAGATGCAGGTACCCTAAGCAATCTTCCCGCAGGTTTTAAAGCAAGAGGCATACGCATTAGGGATGATGATCAACCTTTACAACCAGGAGAGTTTAGAGATGTAGATGCACCAAGTGGCACGATACAAGGTTCTTTAATTAATTTACCTTACAAAGGTCCTGATCAAACATTATTTGCTCTACTTGGTTTTTGTGTTGATGCAGCTAAACGATTTGTATCGGTAGCTGATTCAAAGATAGGAGATGCACAAGTAAATCAAAATGCACCTGTGGGAACAACTGTAGCTCTTATGGAACGTGGAACGA